AGAGATTTACCAACTCCCGTGCCAGCAAGAGCAATATTAAGCGTTTTCGCTGGGAGTCCACCTTTTGTGATTTTGTTAAAATACTCCAAATCAAAGGGTATTCTTTCTTCTGTACGGTGATAAAATTCGTATCGTTCATCTGAGTCCTGTAAGTAATCATGTCCAACTGAATTATCAAAGCTTACGGCCAGAGCGTCCGATAATATCTTGGGAATCTGACCTTTGTCGTGGGTCTTGGAACTGCCGTCCAGTATGGAAATAGACCCCAATACTGCATTGTATATTGCTTTTTCCTGGCAAAATTTTTCTGTTTTGTCAACAAGCCATTGTATCTCAACTTTTGTTTCCTTACTACTCTCAATTTCTTGAAGATAATCTTCGAGCTTCTGAACTTCGTCATCTGTAAGAGAACTCTTTTCTTTGACGGCAATTGACAACGCTTCAATCTGCGGTGTAGTATTGTAAGATTCCGTGAATGATGTAATTTCATTAAATAATGTTCTCTCAGCTTTATCTGAGAAATATTCTGGTTTGATAAATGGTAATGTTTTTCTTAAATAATCTTCATTGTAAATCAGGTGTTTCAGTATCGCTTGCTCTATTCTCATCAATAAATTCCTCGTTCATGTTACCACTCATTATTTCCACTAATAAATCACCAATATAATTTTTAAACGATTCATCTTTTTCTAATTTTTTTGGCTTGTCTACTTTAGATTCTAACACATCATAAGCGAAAAGTAAATAGACCTGGTCATTTTTTTCTTCAAACTTTACCTTACCATATTTAAATACCGTATCTTTATATTCACCAGTTAAAAATCGGATATGTACCGATGTTGCATCATCTTTAGGGTAAATAAAACAGTAATCAATTCCTTCAACCATCATTCCTCCGAATAGTTTTCTGTATTCATAATTTCAGTTGTTGCAACTTTATAAGTCTTTTCAATATATTCTTGGAAAGATTTCATCTTTAAAATTGGTAACCAAAATTCTTTAGTATTAGTATCTGCCATACGATACTTTTTATCTTCTATGACTCCATCAGCATCAACTTTTGAATACCAACCATTGGATGGTTTAGTAACATGGCCACTATCAAGAGCAATATCAAGTAGACCAGACCATTTACTAATACCGCCATCAAAATTAACCGTAACAGGAATCTTAGACTTCTCTTTAACATGCCTACTCTTTTCTACGTTGATAATGAAGTTATAACCAACAATTTCTCCTCCTTCTTTTTCTTGTTGGCGCCCAATAATAAAAATATTATCGGCTGAATAATATGAACCTGTACCACCACCAACGATTGCTTTAGGGAACATTCCAATTTCCATATAAGTATGGTTCACAACAATCATTGGAATGTCTTTCAGGTTCAAATGTGGAGTGACCATTCTAAACAATGATTTAGTTTGTTTTGCTCTCGACATATCAGCAACAGATTTACCATCAACTGCATCATCGACTTCTTTCTTTGATGCTAAGTTACCTAAAGAATCCAATATGATAATTAATTTATCACCACGTTTAATTTCTGATAATTGTCTCATAATATCATGTTTCAAATCTTCAATATCAGTCAACGGTGTATGTAACACTCTATCAGGATCAATTCCAAAAGAAGTGAAGTAAGCTTGAGGAGTACCAAACTCAGAATCATAAAATAAAAGTGCCGCATCAGGATATTGGTCGAGATAAGACTTTGCCATTAACAATGAGAAAGCAGTCTTAAAATGTTTTGATGGACCTGCCCACATGGTAAGACCTGGTGTTAATCCGCCATCTAATTTACCGCTTAGTGCTACGTTAATCATTGGTACAGGAGTAGGAATCATATCCTTCTCTGTAAAAAACTTTGATTTTGAAAGAATGGCAGATTCGCCAATGGTTGTATTCTTTTTCAGTCTATCTAATATACTCATATTATTCCTTTAATTAAAAAAATCTTCAAGTGAACTAACCTTTTCAGTTTTCCATTTCATACATTCTAGGATAACTTTAATTGGTTCTAAAAAACATTTGTCAAATTGCATATCATAATCAATATACTTGTGTATTTCAAATTCTTTAGGCAATCTTCCTGGAAATGATATTACGGTATCTTTGAATGGGTTTGGCATTTTCAAATAACTATACTTCAATTTCTCACCTTCCTGAATCAATGGATACTTCTTGGTTAAGTCTAATTGTTTAAGATGATGATTGTATAATATAGCACCTTTCACATGAATTGGTGTTCCTAATTTATATAGTGATGCTGCATCCGTATATTTAGCCAAACCATTACAACCTCTAGGTGAAGATATTTCTTCTGGTGGTAAACCTTTAAATTCTTCTCTAAATTTGACGATAAAGTTATGCATATCAAGTTCGGTACCATTAATCATAATCTTGATTGCTTCTTTCATCTTACCACGAATAACAAGTGGTGTAGAAGATTTCACCATTTCAAGACCCATTACCTTCATGTCTGGTTCTTTATATTGCACCCCTTCGTTATTATATACGTTGAGAATATATCGTTTCTTGGCTGTCCAGATTCCTTTGTTAGACAAACCTTCACGTTTCATCTGCATTTTCTGCGTAGGTGCTTTAACATAATCAGCAAGTTCCTGATAACACTTATCAATATATGGTTGCAACTTTTCATCACAGACTTTATCCATGAATTTGATAACATCGTTTGTATCAGGTAGTCGTGAGTTGTAGACACGATTAACCAATTCTCCAAGACGGAGATAAATCGAATCAGTATCACTTGCAATAACATAGTCCACATCTTTTGTATTTAACACCTTATTCATGTATTGATTTAATTTTGCTTCTATCCAACGAATACTCAATTGCCCTGCAGTAGTGACGCCAAGTGCCATCCTAAGGTCATAGAAGCGGAAATATTGAGAGCCAAGAGCACCATAAGCAGAATTGAGGGATACTTTTTTTGCCAATTGGATATTATTGTATTTAGCAATTCGCTTTTCAATTTCATATTTTTTACTTTCATCAGTTTCATTTTCATACTCCTGTTTAGCTTTTAACATTAACTTCTTAAACTTACTTCTATCAGTATACATTTCTTCCATCATTGTTGGCAAGAAGCCTTTGATATCTGTTCGAAAGAATTGACCGTTTGGAGTTAATGTAGCATTTACTAGTCCGTCTGTGTTCACTTCTTTCTTTAATAGTTTATCAACAGATACTCCTTCCGATAAAATCTTTCTCATTTCATCAGTATAATTTTCTGGTTCAATGAGTGTTTCTGGTGAAATGGAATACTGCATCATCAAATGTGGATAAAGACTATTCAAGTCAAATGAAGCCACAAAATCATGTAGTCCAACCTGAACTTCTTTCACATATGCACCTTCAAATGCATCATTTTTTTCTTTGACTATTCTCGGTGGTACAATGATATTCTTCTCTAACAAATAGGAATAAGTCATCGCATCCCACATACGAGTCTGTGCAAAAACATCTTCAAAGTTTGATTTTGTATCGTATGCCAAAGTTACTGCAAGTTCCAACAATTTTAACTTATCTTCCAATCGTAAAATAAGTTGAACGTCTTTAATATTATACTCAATAAACTTTTGAAAGTTCAAACGATACAATGAATGTAAGCTATCGTATTCATCATATGAAATTTTACCTTCACCAAGTTCAACTTGAGCAATAGCATCTAGACGATATGACTCTTGTGACTTACCGCCAGGAGCATACCATTTGTATAGTTCAATATAATCAAGTGAAGCAACACCTAATAACTCATATGCAATTAAAGGTCTGCCATTGATAACTGTCTTACGTTCACCAATAAAATTCCATGGTGATAATTTCTTAGTTTCAGGTTCACCAAGAATTTTACGAAAACGATTAATGAGATAAGGTATATCAAAGAACTTTGTATTCCAACCAGTCACAATATCTGGACATTTCTTAGACCAAAGTTCAATGAATTTTTTACATAAAGTATATTCATCTTTACATTTTACATAAATCTCATCGCCTTGTGTTTCATAAATTCCACAACCAAACACATATGTTTTATCATTCAAATATGTAATAGCAATAGCAGTAATTGGTTCATTGGCTTCGTATGGGTCAGGAAATCCATTCTCTGAACCGACCTCAATATCAATTACTCCAATTAATACTTTATCAAAGTCATAGTCAACCATACCATGATGTTCATCAGCAATATAAGCATACTCATAACGAGTTTGGCCGTATATCTTTGGTGCACCTGGTAGTCCATCAAATTGTTTAATGAAATCTCTAGCTCCACGAATATCTGTAAAGATTTTCTGGTCAAGATATTCACCTTCAAGTGATGTGTAGTTTGTAATTTTTTTAGAAGGAATAAAAAGTGAGGGAGAATATTCAATCCTCTCCTTCACTCTTTTGCCATCTTTTATACCTCGATAAAGAATGTAATTACTAAAACTCTGGACGCTTGTATAAAAGTTCAAATTTAACCTGTGATTAATGTTTTTGATGGAAGAACAATACCTGAACCAAAGATTTGATTGTAATTATTTACAAAATCTTCAGCAGGAACATAAGAGTATACTATATGTTTCTTAGAAAAAGCAAATGTTTTTCCTGATTTTTGTTCACCATGAATTGGAAATGGAGCAAATCCAATGTTTGGTTGTCCATCTTTACCACGAACTACAGCAATACCAACTGGATTAGATACTACAATTTCTGTTTCAGATTCGGATTCAATCTCACCGAGAACTTCTTCATTTGTGATTAATTTTAAGACTTGAATATTCATAATTTTCCTTTGTTGAATTTTGGCTCCGGTCCCTGGAATCGAACCAGGCTTCAGGGATTAACAGTCCCCCGCCTACACCGTGTTTGCTTGACCGGAAATGTTTTTATCCGTATTGTGGTAGACCTCTTGATTTTCTACCTTTGCCATAATTCTTTGCGCCGAAAGTATCTTGTTGACTATCACAATTTGGACATATTAATTTAAAATTGTCAGGTTTATTATTAGAAGCGTCACCATCTATATGGTCAACCCATAATGTTATGGGTTTGTTTTGCCACTCAGATATACCACACTTGGAACAATGATAACCATATTTTTCGGTTAACCATTCTCTAATAATTTTCCTACCAACTTTATGAATCATACCTGAAGTCCATCCATCAATTAATTTTTTTCTTGAATGTTTTCCTTGGCAGGCATTACTACAATACTTACCATGTGTGTTTGCTTTTTTTTCACATAGTTTACTACAATTTAAACAGTTATAAGTTTTATAAATTGGCATAAAAATCTCCTTAGTAGACCTATATTTATACTACATAACTGCTCTACCGACTGAGCTACTCCAGAATGGAGCGGAATAAGAGAATCGAACTCTTAACTAAACCTTGGCAAGGTTTCGTTTGACCATTAAACTAATTCCGCATATGTTATTATATAATACTTATTGATGAATGTAAATAGGTTTATACTTATATACCATATTTAATTGATTGGTAGCGGGACCTGGATTTGCACCAAGAACTAAGGCTTATGAGGCCATTGTGATACTCTTTCACTATCCCGCAATAGAAATAGTGGAGCGGTGTCTTTGAGTTGCACAAAGATAATTAAGAGGGAATCTCAACTTGTTCTCCAACCCACCGCATATTCTTAAAGTAGTGCCTTGTTGTTCACAAGTCAGGAATTCCAGCCCTCAGGTTTTTGTTGAACCTTACTTGCTACCCTAAACAACACTACTTTAAAAATCCCGCTTACCGTTTACGGGGTCATCATACCACTAGAACTGGTTCTATGACGGTCACAACTTGCTGTTTCTCAACAGTAGATACTAGTATAACATTATATATATCAAAAGT